CTCCTGAAAGAAAATTTGAGAGTACCTTTAAAAATTTATTGGCTCCATTAGGAACGACAACTCCATTAGGAACGACAACTCCATTAGGAACAGCAACCACATTAGGAACGACAACCGCAGGAACAGAAGCTACAACTCCATTAGGAACGGCAACCACATTAGGAACGACAACCGCAGGAACGGCAACTCCATTAGGAACATCTTCCAGAAACTTATCTAGGTATACTAGCGGAAATGCAGATATATCGAAACTTAACAAAGATTTTGCGGAAAAATTAGCCAATTTTCTTGATAGCGCTCACGTCGAAAATAAACAAATAAGAATATTTTCGGCTTATAGATCACCAGAACATCAAAAACAATTATTTGATAAAGCTGTTAAAAAATATGGATCTGAAGCAAAAGCTAGAAAATGGGTTGCTCCTCCAGGAAAATCTAATCATAATAAAGGATTAGCTGCGGATTTAAGATTTTTGAATTCAGGAGCAAAAGAATGGGCGCATTCTAATGCGAATAAATTTGGTCTTATATTCAGAATGAGTTACGAACCTTGGCATATAGAACCAATAAATGCTAGTTCTATGTCTGATGGAGTAGAAGAAAGAGGAGTATTCGGAAACGAAAGAATTTCTACTGAAAGTGAATCGGAAACTGCCTCAAGAGAAATGGGATTAGTTGACTACGCAGCTTTATTCGTTAACGCTGTAATAAAACCTGCCGAAGCTTTTGATGAAAGAAGTCAAATGACTCCTGGAATTTTTGGAGTGGATAATGATACAGCACAAAGATCCTCTCAACAAGAATCTTCAAATATTCCAACTCAAACAGCTGTACCCAACTCAGAAACTGCTTCTGATTCAAAATCTCCTTTACCTGCTTTTGGAAATGTCAATCAAGATTTTGCAGATGCTATTAATAGAGTATCTAAAAAATACGACATAGACCCCAAAGATCTGGCTTCTGTTATTGCATCAGAAAGTGGATTTGATCCTAAAAAAACCAATAAAGATGGAGCTGCAGGATTAATACAATTTATGCCAGGGACAGCTAAAGATTTAGGTACTACTACAGAAAAAATATTAAAAATGTCTGCGGTTGAACAAATGGACCTTGTTGATAAATTTTTCTCTAAAAACAATTTACCGAGAGGAGCAGATCCTGCAACAATATACGCAACAATAGCTGCTCCGGCGAGAAAGAATGAAGAAATTATTTACAAAAAAGGGACTGAATCTTATAAACAAAATATAGGCTTAGATATAGATAAAAGCGGAGATGTATCTAAATCAGATTTGAATAAAAGAATACTAGCTAAAGCTCAAGAATTTAATATTCCAGGAACAGGAAAAGGAATCTTAGATAGATTGACTGGCGCTATTGGTTCTGGAATCAATTCATTAGCTACTCTATTATCAGGTACAGCAAATGCGGCTGGAACTGATCAAGCAACTCAAGGAGAGTTTTCTATACAAAATTTCTTAAAAGAAGGAATGGATATTTTAGAAAAATTTGATATGAAGGGTAAACTTTCAGAAATTGGGAAAACTTTAGGAGTACAATACGACAAATCTAAAAAATATTTATCTGAACAATATGACAAAAGTAAAACTTATATAGAGGAAAAATTTAAAGAAGAAGATAAAATAAAACCTCTCAGAGACAAAGCTGAAGAATTAAGAAAATCCGGCGACATCAAAAAGGCGGAAATATACGAAAAAGCTGCTGATAGGATTGAAAAAGGAAAATTAGAAAAAGAAGGAGAGCCTTTTGATATTAGAAAAGGAATACCGGGATCTATATTAGGTTCTTTGGGAGGAGAGATATACGAAGGAATGGAAGGATATTCCAAATTTAAAGAATTGATAGAAAATAATGAAGGATTTAAGAAAGAAGTATCAAAATTCTTCCCAATTAATAAATTTCAAAATATTGAAAACAAAGGGAAAGAATTAATAGATGCCGGAAAAACCGAGTTAGCTCAACTATGGGAACATTTATCTAGTCAATACGAAACTTTCAAAAAGAATCCAGAAGAATCAATAAAAAAATTGAAAGAAAGTGCAAAAGATTTGATGAAAAAAGGTCAAAAAGAAGCTGCTGAAATATACAACTCTTTTATACAAAAACTCGAAGAATTTAAATCCTCTGGTATTACAGGAGAAAATTACAAAAGTATAGCAGAAGCGTTCAGTATGGGGGAAGGCGCTTTTTCTTCTTTGTTGGGACCGACTGCAGATTTTACTAAAGCTATACAAGGATCTTTCTTAACTAGTCCGACTTCTACTTTACCTAAAGGAGCTGAAAATGTTTCAGGAAATGCTCCAATAATTAATATGATAGCTGGACAAAATCAAACGCCAGCTCAAGCTCCGGTAGTCGTTTCTGGAGGAACGCGCTCGCCCGATCCAGAATATTCTGTCAGAAACGAAGATCCTGCTTTCTTGAAAATTTTATATGCAGATTATAATACTGGAGTTTCTTCGTTAATTGGATAAAAAAAGAGGGGGAAATTATCCCCCTCTTATTAGTTTTTATTCGTCTTCCAGAAGTTTAGAAAAGTAATCCAAATCATCATCAGATTCATCTGAAACAAAAGCGGATTCTATTTCCTTTTCTTTATTCTCAATTCTTTGAGCCTTAACAGCTTCGAAAGTATTTGACCTAGAAACAGTCGGAGAAGTTACTCCAAGAACTCTATCTAGACGAGTCTTCAACTCATCATAAGTCTTGAAATTTTTCTTATCAAGAATTTCCTTTAAAGAATATTCTTTTTTCCAAACAGCTTCCATCTTATCGTCATCATCAAATAAAGCAGCGCTAGAATCAAATTCAGAAAGATCGTAATTTTGGTATCCATCTACCTTTCGAATCTTTAGCTTGAAGTTTGCTCCCTTCCAAAAATCAAAAGGATCAATCGGAGTATCATCCTCGAACTGAGGATTCATCGCCTGAGTAATCTTTTCAAAAATCTTCTTACCATAACGGAAAAGTTTAACTTGACCTTCGTTTTCTGGGTTCTTAGGATCTTTGATGATATAGATATTAGAAACATAGTGTAGACGACGTTTCTGTTTACGCGCTATCTCTTTATTAGCTTCAATACCAGTAGCCCATAGTTCTGAGTTATATTCGCTCAGTGGGTCTTTTTCATTAATTGAAGTTAGAGACTTTTCGATATACCAACCACCAGGACCTTGGAATCCGTGATCGTAATACTTAACCCAGGGAAGTCCATCGCCTTCATCAGCGGAAGGAGAAGGAAGAAATCTAATAACTGCATAACCGTTAGAAGATTTATCTAATTCGCATTTCCAATACTTATCGTCATCGGAATTGTAATTAGAAGAATTCATAGACTCAACTGCCTTAGACAGTTTCTCGAGACTAGAACCAGAAGATCTTTTTAGATTAGAAAAACTTGACATATATATTTACCTCGTATAACAACTTAAAACAACTTATCCAAAAACGCATAATATATTTTATTTAGCGTACTTTTTAATTTCCATTTTAAGAATTTCTTTCATTTTAGTTTCATCAAATTTCACAAAAGGAGAATATTTGATACATTTCAAACGAAAGTCTTTCCAAATAAGATCATCCTTGATCTTACTATCCCACGCACCAAAGAATTTTAATATAGAATTTAAAATAAGTAAAGTCTCTATTTTAATTTTGTTTTGTAGGGTTTTCTTCATCAGAATAGGGAAATCTTTATCTACAACGAAAAGTTTATTGAAATCTTCCGATTCACCAAAGAGAGATATTATATCGCTTTTAAATGAATAAGTCAAGGAGTCTTTTCTTTTAACGTAAGATAGATAAATTTCTGCACAATCTTCTGATAACAAATCATTAACCCACGTTTTGGGGTTTTCTAAAAAATTAGAAACATAAAAATCTTCTAATTTATCTCCATATCTTTTATATAATTTTTCAAATATATAAAATTGATGTTCAGGTATATATCTAGATTTTATTTTACCTGAATATTTAAAATAATTATATGATTCAGAATTAAAATGTAATTTTAAACTATTGTACAATCTATATGAATCGTATACTGACATATTAAATCGGTAGAACTGGAATTCTTTCTATCATATTCGATGACATCGCTTCTTCCGAAATTTTAGATAGAATATGCGGGGTTATTAACTTAGCAGCAACCTCGACTTCTAACCCTACAGTTTCACAATATTCTGTGATAGCATCAATATAACCTATATCATCAGATTCAACTAATTGCATAATAATTTTTGAAAATTTTTCAATTTCCTCTAGTTTTGGGCTCATATCATTTTCCATTTTAATAGTCCATAAAAACGTATTATATATTACATTTACGAAAAAGTCAACGTATTATTTCTATAGAAACTCTAGCAGTACCTCCCATAGAAATTCGTTTTTTAGCAGCATTGGAAAGATCTATAATCCTTCCCCTACCAAAAGGACCTCTATCGTTTATTAATACAATTACTGATTTATTGTTACTTAAATTCGTAACTTTTACTTTAGTTCCTAGTCTAATCGACCTATGCGCTGCGGTAAAAGCATGCATATTATATATTTGACCAGAAGCTGTTTTTTTACCATGAAAACCAGGGCCATACCAAGAAGCAGTACCGGATTGAACAGCTAGTGAAATATTACTCCATGTTAACATAGTTAAAAATAATATGGATTTCATCATATCTTTTCTCCTCTACGAGCAAAATGCTCTTGAATTTGATGATTTTTTGATTACTTTCTTATTGAAAATAGTCTATTACCTTCTAATTTTTTAGTCGGTAATTTATTTATAACAGATTATTTTACTATAAAAATATCAAGAAGTAAAGTGATAGTTCTTATAGTAATAATTTATTTTAGATATTAATGGTTGAATATATTGTTTTATAGGTTTAATAAACTCTTGCGATTCTCCGTCATCGACTGCTATCAAAATTACAATCTCTTTTATAGGTATTCCTGTTAATTCTAAATAACATAATCCATAAAAGGTTGCTTGTAAAAAATAATCAGTAATCCATTCTTCGTTCTTTTCTTTTGATGAAGTTTTAAAATCTATTATAGAAAGTTTCCCTTTATATTCAGCTACTCCATCACATCTTCCTGCGACTTTTAATCTATTAGAATATAGCGGGACTTCTAATTTATGAATATTATTGATGTTATCCAACAAAGGTTTTATAGAATAAAAAGATTGTAAAGCATCAGGCATAAAACTTTTTTTATCTATTTCTTCGTTGTTAAGATAATTTTCGCATAATAAATGAGTTTTAGTTCCTCTTGAGGCAGCTACTCTACATATCCTATTAGCTTCTTCGTTACCGACTCTATTTCTCCATTCCATTAATCCAGGCTTAGGGAAAGACCCCAGAACAGAAGTTATCGAAGGATATTTTCCGTCTGGGGTGACATAATGTCTTTTTCCGTTAATTGTCTCAGTATTCAATTCAATCAAATCTTTAGGAGGGCAATGTATAAACATAATAATTTAAATTTTCTAACTGTATCCTTGTTCAACTCTATTTTTAGCTATTATATAGTCGTAGACGAATCCACTTCTTACGATGTCTTCTACACCAAAATCAACAATTTCAAAACCATCCATAATAGATGCAATTTTAACAAACTTTTTAAATCCGCTTTCGTCTCTATTACTACTTAATAAATCCGTTTGATTTACATCTCCACAAAGAACTAATTTAGAATTTTTACCAATTCTTCCAGCAATAGTATCTAATTCATGAAAATTACAATTCTCAAATTCATCAACTATAATTATGGTATTATTAAAAGTAATCCCTCTTAAAAAAGAAGTATTTTCAAATTCTATAATTTCTTTCTTCTTTAATATTGAGTAAGCATCTCCTCTATGGAATAGTTCATTACAAATAGCTGAATACGGAGCCTCGAAAGGAGCAGATTTTTCTTCTACGCTTCCAGGTAAATGTCCAATTTCTCTAGTTTTAACTAAACTTCTTATAACAACAATTCTTTCATAATCAGTATCCGCATATAATACATCATATAAAGCCAAATACAAGGCCAGGAACGTTTTACCGCAGCCAGGAAATCCAGAACAAATGACGTTCTTACCTTCTTTATACGCAGAAAATACTTTTCCTTGATTTTCTGTTAAAGGATGAATATCTTTAAGTTCAAATTGTCCAAAACTATTTTGCGGTTTCTTTTTTGCTTTTTTAATAAAAGAAACATTATCCATATTGTCTATTTCAGAGCCTCTTAAGAATTTTGTATTTACTTTTTTACTAGGTCTTGACATTTAAATATCCTTTTAAATAAAAAAGGGAAACGCTGCTAGAACATTTCCCTTTAGGTTGAAGTTTAATAATCTTCAAAAATATTCATAATATTTCGCATTACCATTCTCTAGGGGTTTCCCAGCGACTTTCTATACAGTGACCAGGATTATTCTTTTTTATCCTATCTATAACTCCTTTTTGAAAATCTGAAGGCGGTTTAGTTATCCCCAAAGAGATAGAATCTTGAAAATGCATCGTACTGAAATGTCTTTGGATATGAGGATTTTCTTCTAAATACTTTTCGTATTCAGCAATGGACATCATTTTATCAAACACTTCATTCGTTTCATTATTTTTCAATTCATATATCGGCACTTTATATCCTCCAAAAAAACTCTGATTATAAATTATTTATAAATATATAAAACCCTATAGGAGATTTTTATGATAGCGGAATTTAATACCAAAGAAAAAATATTTGTCGATTTTTTAGAAGATGTATCAGAATATTACGAAAAACCTAATAGAGAATTAACTCAAGAAGATATTGAAATTGTTTCAATTATGATGGAATATTTTGATGAAAATTATAAAATACAATCTCTAAACGAAAGCGCAAAAAATGTTTTAATTGGTTATGATCCAAATCAAGAACTATATGAAGAAATAGTTTCTATAATGATGGACGAAACTTTGGGTTCTGCTATAGCTAACGTTGCTTACGGATTAAAAACTAGAAAAGCAAATAAATTATTTAACAAAGGAATAAAATCGTATGGAAAAGGATTAAAATCCGGCCCTTTAATGAAATCTTTTAGATTTGCAAGAGCCGGAAAATTAATACAAAAATCTGATAATATATATTCCGATGTCAACCCTAAAAAATCAAATTTAGCTGCTAAAATAGATAATTCTATTATAGGTAAAACCGCTAATAAAATCGGTTCTGGAATTAGCGCAGTTGTAAATGCTCCAAAAAATATAAAAAATTCTATACAAAATTCTATTAAAAAAACGGCTATGGGAGCCGCTTCTAAATTAGGAAGAGCTTTAGCTTTTTAATATAAATTTAATCTTTGACTTTCTTCGGTAAGAAGTTCTAAAATCCCCAAAGAATACCACTTTGGGGTTTCTCTACTTTTCCAGTTCGCTAGATGTTGTTTGCTTCTTATATAATAATTTTTATAAGAAGCAATAGAACTACCTTTTACTTTTATATCTTCAGGCATCGCTGGAGTTGGTTCTGTGAACTGATACAAGGTCGAAATGTTTTTAGGTAACATAGCTAGATGACCAATTAGACCTTCGCATTTATGGCGTTTACCGTAACGGTATGTGTATTCATCAAGTAAGTTACAAAACAATTCAAACAACCAACGATAATTTGATGCAGATTGCCTTACCCAAATAGCAGATGGATGATTAATGTGAGTAGCCTTATATAAAACTGAATTACGTTCATCTTCAAGAATCCACGAAGAAGATTTTCTACCTTTATCTGAAACGCCAGTCGTTAACGAACCATCAAGAACTCGATGAGCTGTTGACATTAATTGAGCGTATTCTAAAATCATTTTAACGCAATGTTTATCATTATGCATTTGAGCGCAAGTCTTGGGATCGGAGTCAAGATAAAAAATGTTCATTGATAAAAGATGTTCCTAAAAATTGTTAACATTAAAATTCTATAGCGAGGGTTATATATTACCTTAGAAATTCTGTTAAGTAAATCTATTTTAGTTAAAGTAAAATAAATTGTGTGTTTTATCATTAAAAACTAAAATAATTTTAAATCTTTATTTGTAATTTATTTTTCAACCAGACTTGAATAAAAAATTGCAGTACATTTTTTCCAAGTCCAATTATAAGACTCATCTTCTACATATTTTCTGGATAAGGTTAAACAAGCATCTAACTCACCTACTCCTAATTCTTCTACCAGAAACCCGCTTCTACCTTCTCTAATTATTTCCTCAGAAACAGTACCTCTGTACGCTAATACAGGAGTGCCTGAAGCGATTGCTTCTAATTGAGTTAACCCGAAGGTATCGTTTTTAGAAGGAAAAACGAAAACATCCGCATCAGCATAATACTTTGATAATTCCTTTCCTTTCTTTTTACCAACGAATGATACTGATTCGCTATGATACTTACTCATAAGTTCTTTTAGATAAGGGCCATCTCCAACTAAAACTTTTAAGTATCCCTCTGGTACAGGGATATTACAAAAATCATCTAAACCCTTTTCTTTAGAAACTCTACTAACGCATAAAATAACTTTTAGATGCGAATCAAATGGTCTAGTTCTATGAGAAGAATTAAATATTTTTCTATCAACGCCTCTTTTCCACACAACAAGATTACTAAACCCTTTAGATATTAATAAGTTTTTTACTAGATTTGTAGGAACTAATATATTTTTAGATTTTGAATGAAACCATTTAAAATATGGGTAAGTTAAGTTTTCGGAAATTCCAAATATGTTTTTAATGAATTCAGGAAACATAGAATGATAAGAAGTAGTATATGAATAATTTTTCTTATCGCAATATACCTTACCGGCTAATCCTACTGGTCCTTCTGTTGCAATATGAATAAAATCAGGATTAATATCCTCGATCATTTTACCAATTTTCCATACATTCAATGAAATATCAATTTCTTTATAAAATGGAAGAGAAATAGTTTTGAATCTTTCTGGATTAATGAAAGAAATTTCATTCTTTTCGGAAAGAATTTCTATTGTTTTATTTAGAGTTCTGACAACACCATTAGTTTGTTTAAGGGTTGTATCAGTTATTATCAATATTTTTTTCATTTAATTCCTCTTTTATTTCGTTCCAAGTTATTATTTCAAAAGTGCCGTCGAAATGTTCAACTAATGCGGTACAACTTTCTACCCAATCTCCATCATTCATATAGACTATGCCTTCGATTTTTTTTATCTCTGCATGGTGAATATGACCGCATATAACGCCATCATAGAATTTTCTTCTACAGTAATCTATAAGGTTTTTCTCGTATTCGAATATAAAATCTACAGCTCCTTTAACTTTATGTTTAAGATATTTGCTGAAAGACCAATAACCGAATCCGAATTTATGACGTATCCAATTATATTTGGAATTTAAAGATAATAATAAATCGTATGCTTTATCTCCAAGAAAACCTAGCCATGGAGCAATTTTAGATATCCCGTCAAATATATCTCCATGTATAACTAGGTATCTTTTACCATTGACGCCTATGTGATCTATCCTATTAACTATTTGTATTTTGCCTAGAGAAAAATCATAAGATACAAGAGGACGTAAAAATTCATCATGATTACCAGTCACATATATTATTTTAGAACTTTTCTTAGATTTTTTTAATATAGAACGAATAACATTAGTATGAGATTTTTTCCATTTCCATTTATTTTGTTGTATTCTCCAACCGTCAATAATATCGCCTATAAGGTAAATAGTATTTGCGGAGTTATGTTTTAAAAAATCGCACAACAAATCTGCTTTGCAATCCCTAGTACCCAAGTGAATATCAGATATAAATATAGAACGATATTTATTTTTCATTTTAGAATTAATTTTATTTCTCGATAACGTTAAAATTATAATCAGAATCTTTAGAAGAAAAATTCAATATATCATAAGGAATAAAAGAAATAATTACCTTTTTATCAAAATCATTATGATAACACGATCTATAATTATTTTTTGTATATATTTTTATCAAAACATAAACATAATCATATAGATAAGTTTCTTGTTCGTTTAATTCGAAAAAATCTTCTTCTGATAAATACTTCCTAGTTTCTATATGATGCCACTGACCTATAGTAATAGAAATATATCTACCTAAATTATCGTAACCTATATCATCAGATATATTATTAAATATCAAAGAACCTACAATAGAAACATTTATTATTCCATTTTTAGAATAAACTTCGCACTTTTTTATTGTAGGAAATTTAATATGTAATTTTGGATTATAATTAAAATATTCTATATTTACATTATTCATCTGAGTCTCTATTCGTTTTTCGAAGATTTTCGTTTTTACGTTTTTCATACGAATGAACAGATTCGCACATCAATTTAATATATGTTCTTTCAACCTTTCCGCCGTTATTAATTGCAGAAAGCATTGCAACGTCTTTATATTTTCCAGGAAGTTTTACTTTAGGTCTACGGATTTTTTGGTTCATAATTTACCTCATTAAAAATAGAATCAAATTTATTATACTATACATTTTGAAGAAAGTAAAATAGGGAGAAAAAACTTTACTTTTTTTGGAAAAAGCTCATAATAACTATGTCCCCCGTTGATGTATCATTTATTATAAATACGTTTATTTATACGGAATAAACTTATGTCAACTTTAACTAAAATAAAAAGCATTTTAGCAGAAAATTCTAAAGTAACGTTAGATCAAAATCTTCAAGAATTTGGAGATACTCCTAGACCTATGACTACTAATACTAGACAATATGACCCAAAAAGTTCTAGAATTTCTGGAATTCCTTTTAGTTTAACCGGAGAAAGGTTAGCTAGGGAAAAAGGTAAAGAATATCAATCAGTTTTAGGGAAACCTGCTAACCCTATGAAGATGAACGATCCTAGTTCTGCATATTCTAAAACTTCAGGAGGGATGGTAAAATTTCCTAAACCGCCAGAACAAGCTAAACCTTCGACTCAACCTACTATGAGTCCTGTTAAAGTCGTTGAACCTAATAAATCTGTTAGCGTTGCTAGTACTCCCGTAACAGCTTCTATTAAAGGCGGTCCAAATCAACCTCCTTCAACAACATCAAAGATGTCTATGTCGCCTAAACCATATGTAGCTCCTCCTTCAAAGCCAGCTGCTGCTCCTGTTGTTAAAAAATCTTTACCTGCTCCTGATACATTAAAACAACAAGTTGGTGTTACTGCTAGAGCATCTCAGTCTCCTTCGACTGGTAAAATGAGTTATAGCAATGCTCCTAGAGGATCTTCTTTTGCTGCCCCTTCTGTTTCTAATATGAAATCTGCTGGAACTAGTTCAGCTTTATCTGCTACAGCAAATAAAGCAACTTCTGCTGCATCAAATTTGAATAAAGCAACTAGTACCTTTGGCGATATTTCAGCAAAATTAAGTAAAATGGGATATTAAAAACTTTACTTTTTAAATTTTTCATATATAATATGAATATTGGTAAGTAGCTCAGAGGTAGAGCCGGTGACTGTTAATCACCTGGTCGGGGGTTCGATCCCCTCCTTACCAGCCAAGAATATTAATTAACGAGGTATATTATGAGTGGATCGGTAGTTAAAAAATGTGGGTGTAAAGGAAATCCATCTAACGGTTCGGATTTTCAAGATAAAAAATACGGCGATGGTATGAGGGTTTGTAATTTAGATCTCAAGAAAACTGTAGCTTCTTGTACTATTTGCGGAAAAGATCATAAAATAATATAAATAGTTAAAAATTAATTTTTTATAAATAGAAGTATGAATAAAATAAAAGATCTCACAATTAATACAACATATCCGATGCCTTTAAGTTGGTATGCGCATTCCTGCGTTCAATCAAAAAAAGAACGAATTAATGCGAAAATGATCGGGGTCCTGATTTAGAATAATTATAAAAATAAATTTTAAACTCGTAACCCCAAGAATAAAAACCTTGGGGTTTTTTATTTTAAGCTCTTTAACAATTTGGAAAACTTATTCAGGAGTCGTCTAATGGTAGGACAACGGACTTTGACTCCGTTTATCGTGGTTCGAGTCCACGTTCCTGATCCAATTAATGGTGATTATGGTGTAATGGTAGCACCCCTCTCTGTGAAAGAGGCAGCACGAGATCGATACTCGTTAATCACCCCAAGCAGCCATAGCAAAGATGGTCTATGCGGAGGACTGAAAATCCTTAGATACTGGTTCGATACCAGTTGGCTGCACCAATTTTTTAGGTCTTTGGTAAAATAGTATCAAATCATCTTTACAAGTTGAAATGATTTGAGCTTTACCACTAAGACCTACCATTTAAAAACACATTGCGTCAACAAGTCTACGGGGACCAACTCTAGGCAATGGACTTGGTAGTGTGTTTTTATATGGTAGAGAGTCAATGTTAAATATGGGTACTAAGAATATCCGTTCTTGAAAGGTGCAAATCCTGGTTTAGCAGAGTTGCCAAGTAATAAGAACATAGACTCGCCATCATAATTAAAGAAAATATATATACCGTAGTATCCCTCTTGGTTACGACCCAAGACAAAGGTAACTGGAATGCAAATGGGGGTTCAAATCCTCTCTACGGTGCCAATTTTAGAAGATGAAGTCAGTTGGTACTGACGCCTGTTTGGAAAACAGGAGAGCGTCTGTGTGCGCTCGGGGTTCAATTCCTCCATCTTCTGCCACTTTACTTTTGAGTTGAAATAAAGTAATATATAAAAAGTTCAAACGGAAGATTAACTGCTCGGGGTAGCAGCGCTGTTTGCTAAACAGTTGGAACTTGCAAGGGTTTGGGAGTCGGGATCTCAATCTTCCGCCAATTTCGGGGATGTGGTGTAATTGGTAGCCACTCTGGTCTTAGAAGCCAGTGCCTAGTGCGTGTCAGTTCGAGTCTGACCATCCCCACCAATTTTTGCCGCCATAGTATAATGGTATTATTCCTCCTTGGTAAGGAGGCGACACAGGATCGTTACCTGTTGGTGGCTCCAAGTTTTGTTGTAAATGTAGATGTTGGGAAAGCAAAGCGTCGAA